CCTTGTTCTTGTGCGTGTTTTACAATGTTACCTGCACAGATATATGATTTACCTGCTCCAGATTCTCCTGCAAACACAGTTACCTTACCTAGCGGAACACCTTTATTAAAGTCACCACTTACAAGATAGTTGAGTGCATAGTTACCTGTACTAATCCAATCAGTAGGATCGTTAAATCCTGCACTCATGCCTGAAATAGATTTTGTTAATTGTGTCCGAAATTTACTCGGATCAAATGCTTTATTAGCCATATTATCTCCTATTTAAAAAGCTAGTCTCTACTAGTGTTTGGAACGTTGACAGGTAAACCGTGAATCTCTGTTCTCGATTTTACTAGTAGAGACAATTATTTTATTAACTTTGGCGTGCTCTGATCATTGCTAAAATGTCATTTGCATCACCACCACTTGCAGGTGCCGCTTCAGCCGCTGGTGCTGGAGTTGCCACTGGAGCAGTTTCTGCTACTGGAGCAGGAGCCGCTGGTGCTGTTGGAGCAGGTGTAGTCGCCGCAGGTGCTTTGTTTGGATCACCTGTACGCTGTGATACGCCTGCTGGGCGGAAGTATTGACCCCAACGATCCATGTCAAATGCTTCACCGTCTACTGACGCTTCAAACATTTCTTTCATGATCTTGATTTCAACTTCGCCTGGCTTCTTAGGTAAGAAGTCTGACATATTAAACAATCCATTAGTTTCAATAGCTTTCATTTCAACGTCTGTTAATGGACGCTCTCTACGAGCCCAATTTGATGTTGAATAGTCTGCATATCCACCTTTTGATGTTTTAGCAAGACGGAAGTCTACACCAGCAGTATAATCTGTTGGTAGTTCTTCCATGTCTGGATCCATAAGAGCCGCCTTAATAATTTGGAAAATCTGTGGCCCAATGATAAAACGTCTAATTGGATTTTCAGGAGTTTTATCTTCTGAAAGTGGATTATCAGTTACAAAGCCTTGGAATACGTATGAACGTTTCTTCCAATACTTACGACCCATATCTTCTAGAGTAGGATCTTTAAACCATCCACGTACTTCGTTTAGTATTTCACAAGTTTCACCGTACATTTCCATACATGGAATTTGTACCTGTGTTGGACGTGAACTTGTGTCACCTTTAATACCAGCAAAAGGTAGTTTGATCATCAAACGTTCTTGCCAGAAAAAAGTGTTATTTGAATCGCCATCTGGAAGGAATCGTAGAGTACTAGTCTCTCCTTCTTTCATATTCCAAAATGGGTAAATTGCGTTGTCGCCGCCGCCTGAAGAATTACTGCTTGTGCGTGATTCTTGTTCTTTTAGTTTAGCTCTAATATCTGCTAATGATGCCATAGTTATGCCTCCTATATGTTATGCCTATGTGCAGTAGCTACATTGCTACTTGTGCCTAATTGTATATAGCACAGTTAGTACTATACACTATTTTAAAGTGAAAGTCAAGTGTTTTTTTGACTTTTTTTTACTAAAGACCTGCTAAGTCTCTAATTCTTTGTAGATCTGATGCTTCTTCTTGCTCAATTGGAGCTTCTGAAGTACCAAATGCTTCATATGTTTTGAATATACTTTCGATAAATTTACTAGCAGGAACAACATATTCGTCACCATAATCTTTTTCAACCATAGTTAGTACTGCTGTTTCGCCTTTTGGAAACTGTCCAGTTTCTCTATCAAAGTAACTAAGGATGAACTCGCCTAATGGTGTCTTTTTGTCCTTTTCAAGTGTTATTTTATCACCGTCTGGACCGTCAATTTTGTCGCCTTTTTTCTTGCCGTTCATTTTTGCTTGGCGTACTTTTTGTGCGTATGCATTACCTTCATTTTGTTTTAAAATATTAATAGCCTTTTGAAATCCTTGTGCTTGTGCTTCTGGACTATCTGTAGGATCTAACTCTGCAAGTGCTTGTCCTTCTACAGAATTTTGCCATTCTTCTTCACCCATTTCCTCTATGCCTGATCTAATATAGTCACCTATTTCATCTGCTATAAAGTCTGCCATATCGTTGCCTGCTTTTGCATCTTCCAAGCCACTTTGTAAATCACCAAGTAATTCAGCATTAATACCTTCTTCTACAGCGCCTGAGTATGCATTGCCTTCATTACTGTCACCGTCAAGATTTTTAGCGTTTGCATATGCTTTTTTCAGCATATCCATATCCACTTTGTAATCCTTTTTCTTGTCAATACCCATATGGAACAGTTTTTCAATATCTGGATAATCACTGTTCATGTAACCTGCCATATCCATATCATGTAGAAGATTACCTAGTTGAAAATGCATTGGCTCACTTGTGTAACCATCGTCCTTTTTAGCATCATTATGAATGTTGACTAGATGTTTCACCACATCTGCTTTTACTCTGCGTGGATCATATTCCTTATCTTCTTCGCCTTCTTTTACAGAGTCTATTACATCTGATATTCTATGACATTCATCTTCGTCTGGCATACCTTTATACATTTTAAATAAGTCATCTCTAAACTTTACAGTAATAGGAAAGTTTTCAGGTTCTTGATCCAATACATCCATACCGGGAAATTCTGTGTCTGGATTACGCTCAACCCATTTGTTCCATTCTTTTTCTTCAATGCTGTCCAATGGTACACCAGTGTCGGTCATGTATTCTATGTAACCACCTAATAATGAATCACCGTTGCCACCTTCGTACTGTTTGTATCTATCTGCTAAAGCCAATATTTCTTCATCAGTAGGTTTTTCATCTTCATTAGCAATTTCTTCGCCTTCGTTAGCAACATCAAATCCTGTAATCTCACTTCCTAAAATCTTAATTGCATCTTCAACGTTGTCTTCGTCAATTGCAGGTACACCCATTATTTTTGTGTATTCTTTTTGCATAGCGTCTGTAATAGGTAACAATTCGCTGAATAGTTTAGAGTCTTTAAAAAGTTTTTCTTCTGCTTCGTTTCTGTCACCGCCAAGTTTTTCAATTGCGTCACTTAATTCATTATCTTCTACACCGTCTGTCAAAATACCTGTGTCTGTGTAGCCTCTGAACATTCCACCTGGTAAGTCATCGCCGTTACTGCCTTGATACTTGCTATATTTGTTCCACCAAGCCTCTAATGCTGACTTATCCACTTCTTCATTAATATCATCTTTAATCTTGACACAGTTATCTACAGTCTTGCCACCTTTTTTCTTAGTGCCCATACGCTTGTAGCCTTTCCAGCATACTTTGCCGTCAACGCCTTTTTGCTTTTCAGACTCTACAGCAACTTTCCAACTTGGATTGCCACATTCTTCACAAACATGATCACCGAACTGTCCCATCATTTGTTCAAATGCTAGATCAATATCATCAAGCTCTAGACTTTCTTTTGTAGTTTTATCATTGTAGCGTTTGTCACCAGCTTTCATTTTTTTGTATGCCGGTGTATTTGCTTTTTTATCAGCATCAGTAACGTCCATTTTATCTGTTCCGTTATCTTGCTTGTTGTCATCTTCTGCTTCACCTAATAAATCTTCTGGTCCTAATTCTTTCACAGCATTTGCCTCGCTTACAAGTTTATATATGTAAGGGAACACTCCTTTTAATTCTTCGTTGAATTGTTTAATAGTTAGCTGATCGATCCAGTCTGTTTGTATATCTTCTGGAACGTCTTCTGTTGTGTTGGGTGCGAAATTTTCAACAAAAGTTTTGTAGTAGTTTGGTCTTTGTAGTTTTGCTACAGTTTCCTTAACAGTGTCTATTCTTGTGTTTACTACATCTAAATATCCGCCTAAGCCTTCAGCCATTACATTTGAGCGATTCATGTATGTTTTAAACTTGCGTAATTTTGATAATTCTTCACTTAGAGAAACAATATGCTTACCAATGTCATCATAAAGGTTTCCGCCTTCACTTACGTGTGTTGCGGCCGCTCTAGCACCATTCATGTGTTTGAATGGATACTTAAATTTTTCACCTTGTCCACTTTCAATATAGATAGCATTTATTTTGCTGTTTCTATTTCCAGTTTCTCCAATTGGTTCACTATGCTTGACAACTAGTCTTGCATTACCTACGTTTTGGTAACTAGTTTGACTAGTTCCATACATCTTAGATTCGCTCATTTGTTTATCTCCGGACTTTTCTTTTGATAGATATGCAAAGTCTCTTTTGTCTAAATTTGATTTAGTAATATCTCTTGTATCAAATGTTAACATTCTTTTTCTTGCAAACTGTCTTAATTCTTTCATGAAGCCAAACCAACCTTTTCTTTGTATTGATTCGTCCTCAGAAAATAAGTTATTATTGAATAGCATTGTTAATGCTTCTTCGTCGAGTGTAATATTAACTTTTCTATCTGGTGCAACTTCAAACTCAAAAAATCTTGCTGAGCTTGGGTCATTTACTATTGTGCTTTCAGAATCGCCAAGGGTGACTTTTGGATATCTACCCCTGATCTTATTGAAAAGTTCATCTGCTATTATCTCTAACTTCTTCATATTAGTATTTATCAATAACCGCTAATAAAAATAGGCATAGGCGGTTCGTAGTCCTCTTCGTCTGATGCTTGGTTGAATGTATTATATATACGTGGATCCCAGTCTTTAAGGACCGCCATCATTCTAATAGCAAGTAATGTTGCACTGATAAGGTCATCAGTTTGTCCTGATTTGGCTTGATAACTACTACCACTTGCAACAAAGCCTTTAAGTTCGCCTATTAATACTTTACTGTTAATAGTCATTTTATCATTTTCAATCATTGTTTTCATTCTACTACATGCTGTAATTTTAGTACTGTGTGTAGTATTAAATCCTTTACGGAATTTGCGTACATGTCCTTTACGCATTGGTTCACTTACAAATAGTCCGGGTATATTTTCTTCACCAAAGTCCTGTATTACAAGTAAACATGCTTCGCCTATACCGTTATTTTCTACACTCCAATATATATTATTAGTTGAATTAGTTTCGTTTTGTATGTACGTACATATATCTGTAAGAATTCGTATTTGTGCAGGAATAGCAGTAGTGTTATGTCTCCATTCTGCTACTTGTGTGTAACTAGGTAATTCATATACCTGTATTGCGGCATAGTCACCTCCTGTACCCATACTAGGATCAAGTGCAACTGCATATGTGTATTCTGCTGTTGGCTTTTTATACCATCGAGTTTGTCCCATATTGAGTATAGGATTACCACCATCCATAGTAGCAAGTTTAATACTATTAATAAGTGTTTCGTCGAATACTAGGAATTCACAACCGTATTCACGTCTAAATCTTTCTTCACCGATACGTCCAATTTCTGCATTTTTCCATTCTTCATCTCTATCTGGGTGTTCATCCCAAGTAGCAATAAATGAATGAAATCCGTTTGAGCCTAGTTCTTGTTCATTACCGTTTGCATCAAACTTATCTTCTGCTTGTTTCCAAATAGTAGCAAACGTATCTTCGTCTGAGTTTGGTGTGCTTGTAAGAATAGCACGACCACCTGTTGCAAGTGTAGGTGATATTGAAGTCCAAAATTCATCTGCTATATTAGGTTGCACAAATGCAAACTCGTCACAGTATAGTAAAGAAATACTCATACCACGTCCTGTATTGCCTGTAGTGGTTGCACTTACAATACGTGATCCGTTTTCAAATTCAATTGAACCTTTGTTATAGTTTGTAACTCCTGCTCTAATATGATCAGCACACATTTCATAACCGTATCTAATACGTTGCATAATTTCTTGTGCGCCTGTGTATTTGTGTGCGGCAATTAGAATAGTTTGATCTGGAACAAACATAGCATACCATAATAAGTAAATTGCGGCACAGGTAGTCTTACCTGTTTGCCTTGGCATCATGTTGATATTAAATCTATAACTGTGGTAACTATCCATTAATCCTAATTGATATTCATAAGGATCAAATAATAATTTACCTTGTACTGGGTGTTGTATAAAAGCAAAGTGTTCTGCAAAATATAGATATCCTTTATCAGGATCCATGCATGACATGAGCTCTTGAACTTGTAGTTCACTGAACGATTCTTTTTTATTTGCTTTTTTGGTTAATACACCGTCTAAACTTTTACTCATATTTCTCGAAGTCGAAAAAGAACGAAATTGTTGTACGTTTATCAAATGAAAAGTCATTACTTGGACTATGTAACATTCTACCGCTATAACAAACCATTCTATTTGGAACTGCTCCTACTTCCATATCAGGTTCATTTTCCCATTGGGTTCTAAAAAATGCTGTGCCGCCTGTTGACGTTTGATCAAAATACAATACGCCTGCGCCATCGGTATTATCAACATGTGGATGATGATATCTAGTATTCTTTTTTGATTTTAAAACTTCTTCTGTAATACTGTATCTAGCAAATGCATGGAAATTAATTAAAGGCTGTCCGATTACATTTTGTACATGTTGTTCTAACATTGTGCTAGTTTCTTTATCAAATTCGTGTATGTGCTTTGTTTCGTAGCAAGGAAACGCTTGTAATCTATTTCCGTAGTATACTCCATATGGTTGATATATAGCATCATACTCGTAAGATTCTACTTTCTCTTGTAGTGATTCAAAAACATCGGCGGGTAAGAAACTGTGGTTTATATAGACTCCACCTTCTTTTATCATATCTATTACTTTTAACATAGTAATATTTATTGAAAAAAATAGGGCCCGGAGGCCCTATTGAAACTTGTTAGGAAATGTTAGTGACTACCGCAACTACTTGCGTATAATTTTTCTAACTTATCTTTGTCACAGCCTTTGTATTTGTCCATTATTTCTTTTTTAGACATTCCGTCGTCTGCACATTTTTTCATTTCTTTACCTGTAGGTAATTGAATTTCTTTTTCTTGGACTGATTCTTTTTTAGCTTTTTTATCTTTAATAGCTTTTTTCATAGGCTCTTTTTTGTCGCCATCTTTGTCCATGTCTAAGAAATCTGGTTTTGATTTCTTTTCTTTTAATGCTTTCCACAAACTTTCTTTAATAGATTCTAATGCTGGATCTTTAACTCTTAAAGCCTTACGAGGCTTTTGACCATTTAGTCCACCTGAGATATCTTTAGTCATATACTTTGTATCTCTGTATTCTTCGTCTGGTGAGTTATCCCATTCTTCAGATGCTTTTTCATCTTCGTCGCTGTCGTCCATGTCTGGCATTTCATCTTCGTCGCCATCATCTGTAACTGCTTCGTCTTTTGGTCCGTCTACAATATCTCTAAATTTTTCAATATCCATACGCATTGGATTTGCATCCATATCCATACTTGGCATCTTGCTTACTTCTTGTGCGCCGCCTAAGCCTGCATTTTTCATCATATCTAATAAATCTTCTACGTGTTCTTTGCCGCTTGCATTCATGTTAACATTTACAGATACTGGATTACCTTTATCCATTTCTGGAGCAGGCATGCTTGGTGCCGATGTTGGCATTGGCATTCCACCTTCGTCTATTCTGTTTATTGATTCTACAATAGTTTTCATTCCATTTGAATCTCCTGATGCT